ACATCACTGGTGGTAGTCAATGCTTGATTGATACCCTTGATTGCTGCAATATTAGTAAGTTCAGTATCCATCAGAGCGGTATCAGTAGTCGCAACAGTATGACCACCAACCTGTAAAACTCCAGTGGAAGGATTAAAAGTTAGGTTAGTGTCAGATACCTGCACCCCATCATTACCAGATGTTGCACTTCCAAAATGGACATAGTGAGTAGAGTCGGTTGATGTATCATTATTAATAACAACATTAGTAGCATTAGTAGCAGTACCTGTCAGACTGGCAGTGATAGTTCCAGCTAAGAAGTTACCAGAGCCGTCTCTTGCCACAATAGCATGCGGAGTATTTGAAGCAGTTGCAGAATCTAATGTGACACCATCTGCTGCAATGTCTCTACCATCTACAAGACCAGAGACAGCAATGTCACCAGTGATAGTAGCACTATCAGAAGAGAGTGTGCCAGAAATAGTAATATTACCATTAGTATCAACTAACAAACCATCTGTAGCGACAAACTTAGTTCCATCATACCGCAAAATGGAGTTTGTAACACTAGCATTTGCCCATGTCTGATTGGTCACAGCACTATCAAGAGTTTCAAAGTTAGTATTAATTTTTTGTGCAGCAGTTCTCAGCGTGTCGCCTGTATTATCGTTGGCGACAGTACCTCTATCGAGAACATTACCAGTACTTAAAATTGTTAGTGCCATTTTTAATTCCTGTAAAACCTATTGAATTTATTTATATCAAACATATGGACCAATTGCTGAATCTAAACCAGAATCATTATAGAATGGGAAGATAGCTTCATCCATAGTTTCAGTTCCACTAGAGAACCTAATGCCCGGAATAGAACCAATTGTATCAAGTGTTCCACTATCTTCATCCAATGTAATATCAGAAGAGTCGGACATATTGTATTCGATGTCATCTGTGTTATCACTATCACTGAACCTTCTGGAATCAGGATCAAGGATATCTGCAATAGAGATATATTGACCACTATATTCTGTTCTATTAAGAACATCAGAATCTTCAGCAGAAGTCTGGTAAATACCAAATCCAGAACTAACATTAAATCTTCTTAGAGCATCACTATCAATAGTAGTAATCGATGTTAGACCAAATTCAGTCACTTGATCATCAGAAGAAATAATAGCAGCAGAATTAGCAAGTAAATCAGAGTCGGTAATAATTTCTGTAAGTGCTGTAGCACCCAAAGATACTACAGGTTCAAACGTAGTCTGCGCAAATAGAGCATATCCTGCTGGATGTAGATATGTTTTATAATAATCAAACCATTGTGTTGATGGAATACTACTCTTCAGCTGAATAGAATAAATTTGATAAAAGTAAGAATCTTGAATATATTTTAAAGATTCAGCACCAATTCTACTTTCGCCTACGATAAAAGTCTGATTTCTAGGCAAGACTTTTTCAACATCTTGTTGGAAAAAATATCTAAAATATCCGTCAATAGATACATTAGTGCCTTTAGTTTTATAAAATACTGGAAGTTGCTTATAGGCATATCTAGGTGAAGGGAACTGGTCAGAAGAAAATCCGGGTGATCTTTCTTCAAACAATTTATTTAACAAATCATCTGATGTAGATTCAGCGTCTCTAGCATTGAACATATTTTTCAGATCATGGGCGATACCGCCTTCATCATCCATAAACTCATAGTATTTTTTCAGAAACGTAATTAAATCAGGATACTGTTCTTTAAAGTGCTCCGGGACAACAGTATCAACTTGTGATTCATTCAAGTTCACATTTAAACGATTATAGTCCGAAAGAGTTCTTGTATCAGCCATGTTTAACTCGTTACACCAACTACAGAAGTCGCTTCATTATTGTCTTGAATGCCAGTAGAAGTGTTTGTTCCCAATGTAATCAGAGTATTTCTAAGTGGTTTAAACGAACTATCATCAGCAGGAGTCGCAGTAATGGTCAAATAAGTATTACCAGAAACAATAGAGTCTGGTAAGAACCCAACCAAATTTACTTTACCTGTTGATGGTTCATAACTACCAACGTTAGAGATAACTACATTACCTTCTCTGTCAATAGCCTGGAGAATTGTAGAATGTAATGGAGCATTTCTAATACTACAAGAAATTCCGTTGAATATAAATCTATCACTAGTAATACTTGCAGTATTCATCAATGGAGATTGAATAGCGTTCAAGAAATTGATTACATAGTCAGTTCTGACAAAGTTACCTGTATCTGGATTTGTCAATGGTGTAAATCTACCAGACATTTTAATATCAATATCCGACCCCAAAACAGAAGGGTCAGCAGCATCGATATTTGATGCCAGTTTAGACTTTCTGATAGTATCGTTGAACTTACCACTGTTAGAAGCAAAGTAAGTAGATACAACTCCATTAAGTTTATTTTGTAATGCTTCTTTAGTGAGATTAGTTAATGATGCATTATATTTAAAAGTTGTTGTAACATCCATATACATGAAAGTTGGATCGACAAATTCTGCTTCTACACCAATAACAGATAGTGGATCAGTTAAGTTGCTTTTGATTAACGTCTGTAGAGCAACCTTCTGGACTGCACTAACATCACTTTCATATACAATAGAAATGATAGTCTTACCATACTTGGCAGGAACATTATCTTCACCGCCCCATGCATTGATAGATTTAATGCCCGGAACACCATTAGCAATAACACCTCTATAGTCACCAGCCGATACAAGTCTATTCTGTGCCAAATAAGAAAGTGGTGCGTTAATGCGAATAGATTCTGGAGATTCTTTATCGGAACCAAAAGCAGATTTTGTGTTTTTTCTGATTACAGTGTTTAGTGTTCTATTGCCAAATCCAGATACAGCAAGTGTAGATGATGGAGTAAAGACAGATGCTCCATTTGCATCAAGACCATTGGTTTTCAAATAGGTAATGCGAATAACTTCACCGTTAGTAGGATTCTTACCTGTGACACCTTCAACACCAAAGTTAAACTCCCAATACCCATTATAGGTCTCTAGAGGAAGATAAAGAGCAGTGTCTGCGGTAACACTTGTAGTAGCATTTCCGCCAGAAGTAGCATTAGCACTAAAATATGAAGTAAAGTTATCAGAGTTGATATTATCATAAACCTGAACACCAACTGTAGACAAATCTAGGTTTTCATCAGGAACAACATATACTTGTCTATCACCTGTAATTTCAGCGATAAATGTTTTTACGGTCAATTCACCTTCATATACTCTAATGTAGGGGTCGCCTAGAGCATCTACAAAAGTATAAAGATTTGGTTGCAATGGGTTTGGATATGCTGTATACTCAACCAAAGTTCTAAATGTGTAAGTAATACCATCAACAGCTGTAGTGAACTGTGTCCCTATGGGCATTGTAATAGAAGTGGGTTTATTTGAAGCAGACCCTAAGTCTACCGTAACAGTCAGTTGTGCTTGTGCAGCAGTCTTCGATCTTGGGATATAACCAAATGCAAGAGAATGATTTACCAAAGATGTTCTGAGTTGTGCAGTAGGGAGAAATGCTTCATTCAATGCAAAGTTTGCAATTAGACCATTTAGGTGCGTGTTATAAGCCAATACATCAAGGATGTTAGACAGACCAGAACCTTCAAAATCATAGTCAGCAAACTCTGACTTAGATGCAAAGTAGGTCTTTAGAGATGTTTTGATATCATCAAAGTTAAGGTCTGATGAATTGATTGTGGTCGCCATTCTTATCTAATCCTTGATATTGAAGTATCTAATACTACAACTTCTTCTGTATTTACAATTTTAAATTCAACTCTCACACCAAGATAGTTTCTATCAGGGTTATCTCTAACATCAACAGAAACTATCTGCGCTCTTGGTTCGTATAGTGCTAACGCATCGGTGATAGCATCTTCGATCAGAAACGCATTTTCTTCATCAGTAAAGTTTTCAAATAATCTAGAACGAAGGTCTGCGCCAAAGTTAGGTTGAAAAGGTTTTTCACCAAAGTTAGTCTGTAAGATAGTCTTTACAGATTGTTTAACAGCAGCGGCATCAGTCTTCTTAAAAATGTCACCAGTAGTTCTAGCAGCGAAGGTTAAATCCAAATCACTGTACTTACGATTTCTAGTCGTTACAATAGATGGTGTCTGTAAGTTGCCATCTTCTATCGAAAGTGCTTTTGTTACTGCCATCTCATACCATTTTTCTTATTATTCTATGTTTTATTTATACTGAAAATAACCAAGTCCACCATTGATTGCTGTCCTAAAGTTAATATCAGTTCGAACTATTCTTTGAAATTTTCCTTCATAATAATCATTAACTGTAGGCATTACAACAATAATCTCAGCATGATACACTTTTTCATCTTGAACAGTTGCTGTACTTGAAGGTTCTAGTGTATCATAGTGTAGAATTAACCCTTGAAAAAGATTATTGTCTTTCCAATAGTTAGCCAGTTCAAATGTAGCATAGGGGTCATTTTGACCTTTGTTATTCAATACTTCATAAACAACAGCTCTGCCTTGTGTCTGTAGGTCTCTAATATCACCAGATACTAAAGTCTCGTCACTTTGTTTCTTAACCAGACCTTCAGTTACAATCAAACTATTTTGTTTAAATGATTTATTATTTCTAAATCCTTCAATCAATGGAACATGACAATAGAATTGTTTGGCAATAGTTTTACGTTCACTAATATTCAAGTGATTAACAGTTGCTCTAGTTCCGGGAGAGGATACAAACAAAGACAACGGAATTCCACCACCAAGTTTAGTGCCACCATTAATCTTATCAAGTTTCATTGGGTCATAAATTGGGCTAGGCACAATGTGAGATAGTCCAATGTTTTCTTTATATCGTCTAACCGCAGAAGAATTGATTAGTGAGTTCTTAGAATACTTTACTTTTGATCTACCACCAAAATATGTTCTCAGTTTTTTTGCTATAGGAACAAAATAATCTCCACCAATAAGATTCTTGGCAAGAGCAGTCCCAATCAGAGTGCCATCTTCTCTATTATTAGGGTCTCTGAGAAATGATCTAATTTGTCTGGTTGTAACTGTATTTACATTTAGTTTTATCATAATTATTCCTCTACCTTACCGTCACTAAACGTATCTGGTGTGTTTTTAGCAGTAGGAGTTTTAGAAGGTCCAGATGTTTTTGGCCCACCTGAAATACTATTTTTAATTAAGGTCTCATCAATAAGGGGGATACGAATGCCAATATTATTAGTATTAGATTGACCTTCAGTCAAAATTGCTTCTGTAGGTTTAGCAGTTTCTACTGCATCAATCTCATCAACAATAGGACTTGCTGTTGTTCCACCATTACCTCCAGCCCCAAGTGCACCAGCAGTGCCAGCGCTCCCTGCTTGAGTTGCAGTAGCTGCGTTACCTTGTAAATTGCCCTCTACATCACCCTTAAGATCGCCAACAAAAGAACTTCTAATGGTAGTAGCGTCTACGGTTTCTGAGTGTGTCGATTTAGCATACATCACCATATTTTGTCCTCCTATAGTGCCACTAGCACCAAGAACAGATGTAGTTATACCAATAAGTCTATTTGCCAAAGCAGAACTTGTCATGTTCTCTTTTGCTGTAAGTGTCATATGCCTACCAGAGTAAATGTCAATATCTTTTTCAGCAGCCATTCTCAGATAGTTCTTAGCAAAGATATAGGTGTTATTCAAAGCACCAAGAGTATAGTTACCAAAGACAATCTCTGACTTATTACCTTCTGTAGTAATGATTCTATCACCTACAAAGTTCTCGACTTTATCTTGAGCAATCTCTTCGACTTGTTTGCCTTTGGTAGTAACAGTATAGTTATCACAGGTAATAT